GAGGATAGGATAGGAGAGGATAGGATAGGAGAGGATAGGATAGGAGAGGATAGGAGAGGAGAGGTAAGAGAAGAAAAACAACCAACCCCCGCCACTCCTTTCAATCAAGATTTTGCAAATCTCTACAAATCTTTTGAGCAAGAAACAGGAAAAGCTCTATCACCATTACAAATGGAAGATTTGCAGTACATGCTAGAAGACTTTAACGCTGACGTTATCCTTGAAGCTCTAAAAGAAGCGGTTAATCAAGGCAAAGCCAATTTTGCCTATATTAAAGCCATCCTTAACCGTTGGAAACAAGACAATCTAATGACGGTTGAACTTGTCAGAAACAGCAAAGCGATCCGTGAAGCTAAAAAACAAAAGACCAACACTAACACAGAGTCAGAAATCAATGAAGAATGGGGCTTCTAGGGCAGACGAAAACCCATTTTAGAAAAGAGGTAATACATGCTAACGCAAGCTGAAATTATCGCAAACACGAAAAGGCTAGACGGGAGGTGTCCAATTCATGGGCTACCTATGATGCAACTCAATATTCCCGTTAAAATTGCAGGAGAAGACGAACCACGCAAACCCTCTCCAGTGTGCCCAAAATGCGCCAAAGAACAAAGAGACAAAAAAGAAGAAGAACTGGTAAAAGAGAGTTTGAAAAACAACCTCTACTTAAGAACTTATGATGTACTCATGAGAGACAGTACAATTCCTGAAGAGTTAAAGTCGGCATCCTTTGATAATTTTGTTGTTAAGACAATCCAAGAAAAACAGATGCTTGATTTTGCCAAAGCGCAAACACAGAAATATCTTAATGGCTTCGAAGGAAACACGTTGCTAACTGGTACTACTGGAGTTGGTAAGACTCATTTAACTGTCGCTATGGCTAAAACACTGAATGAAACCTACAAGGATAAAGGCAACCCCAAAAGCGTGCTATTTGTCAATCTCACAGAAATTCTAAGAAAAGTCCGAGAAAGCTTTAAGTTTGAAAGCAAAGAAAGTTATTATTCAAGGATGCTTATGGAAGCTGACTACTTATTTCTTGATGATTTAGGCGTTAAGCTTGGAAACTCAGGGCAATCCAAATCAGCATGGGAAGAAGAATTTATCTTTGATGTGTTAAGCCATCGGAAGAACACTGTTATCACAACCAACCTAAGCAATAATGAAATAGCAAACCTTTACAGCGAACGGGTCGCAAGTCGTATACGTACTGGACTAGAAGGAAATGTTTTCAGGGCAGTAGACATCGAAGATAAACGATACACGCTTAATCAACTAAAACAAGAAAGATAAGAAATCATGACGGAAGAAGAAGTAAAACTAAAGCTGTTTGAAGATTATGAGCGTATTCATGGGCTTGTGTTTTCAGAGAGCCATAAACAAAAAATGATGAACGAGCTAGATTTATTCTCATTCATCGAAAAAATCAACGAATATATGGCGTTTGGTTACTGTTCAAAGATAGTATTCAAACAACACGCACGAGAACACGTCTAAAATCGTCTGTAATCAATTTTAAAGTGTATCTAGTGTAATTATGCTACCCACACAATAGGATTGATTAGGAGCGAAATTAGAGGGTAATAACAACAAATCAAAAATAGGAGAACAACATGACAAATCAACTAGCACACAAAGACTTTTTTAACACACCAGCAGTAAAACAGAAATTCCAAGAAGTATTGAATGGGAACGAACGACAATTTACAGCCAGTCTATTATCGATTGTTAATAACAACAATCTACTAGCAAGAGCAAGCAATGCTTCAATCATGACGGCGGCAATGAAAGCAGCAGTCTTGAACTTGCCGATTGAACCAAGTTTAGGTTTTGCTTACATCGTACCGTACAAGCAAGATGCACAGTTTCAACTTGGATATAAAGGGCTTATCCAGTTAGCTATTCGCTCAGGACAGTTTAAAGCCATTAATTCAGGTAAGGTCTACAAAGCACAGTTTAAGTCGTATGACCCACTATTTGAAACATTGGATATTGACTTTACTCAGCCAGAGGATGAAGTTTACGGCTACTTTGCAACGTTTGAGCTTGTGAACGGCTTTAAAAAGCTGACATTCTGGACGAAAGAACAAGCGGAATCACACGGTAAACGCTTTTCAAAGACTTACGCAAGAGGGCCATGGTCAACAGATTTTGACGCTATGGCTCAAAAAACCGTACTCAAGAGCATTTTGAGCAAATACGCCCCACTCTCGACAGAAATGCAAGAGGGTCTTATCTCAGACAATCAATCTGAGGAAGTGAAAACTGACCCTATCGATGTCACACCTCAGAACGAAGACACTCAAACACTTTTAGGTGACCTAATGAGTGATGAAGCTGAATCTGAAACAGATAAAAGCGTAGACGCTGAAACAGGCGAAATCATCGAAGAAGTTAGCTTATTTGAGGGTGATTCAACCAAAATCAAAGAGGTAGAAAATGACTGATTTAACTATCTTGACAGAGGAAAACTATTACTCTGACAAAACCTATATGTCTGTAAGTCGTTTCAAGGAATACATGAAATGTGAAGCTAGAGCCAAAGCTATCGATGATGGTATCTGGGACGATGAACGAGATCAAAAGCCTCTGCTCTTTGGCAACTATGTCCATAGCTATTTCGAGAGTGAAGAAGCTCACGAAAAATTCAAGGAAGAGAATAAAAAAACCTTGTTCTCTAGTCGAAAACCCTATGGATTGTTATCGGATTTCAAGTTAGCTGAGAAAGTTATCGAAACGCTAAAGGATGACACACTCTTTAATAACCTTTATCACGGGAAAAAAGGCGATAAAGTCGAAAAGGAAAAGATTGTCACTGGATTCATCGCTGACGTGCCATTCAAAGGCAAGTTGGATAGTATCAACTTTTCAAAAGGCTATGTGGTTGATTTAAAAACCATGAAATCTATTTGGGCCAAGGAATGGTCTGAGGAATTGCATGCTAAAGTACCAACGGCAGTCAACAACATTCTAGGGTTTCAATACCATGTCCAATTAGGGACTTATTTAGAGCTACTACGACAAATGGACTATCCAACATTCAAACCGTTTATCGTGGCAGTATCGAAAGAGAAACAGCCAGACAAGGAAATCATTGAGCTAACGGAAGAATGGCTAGAAGAAGGGCTTGATTACATCACTAGACACGCCCCTAGAGCCTATCAAGTAATGCTTGGGAACGAAGAACCTAAGAAGTGTGGGCATTGTGATTATTGCAAGTCACAGAAAAAACTGCATGAGGTTCTAACATTGGATGATTTACTAAATCGTGAATAAAAGGAGAGAAACTATGTTGAATTCAGTCTGTCTTGTTGGAAGATTAACAAGAGACGCAGAACTAAAATACACAGGAAACAATATCGCAGTTGCATCTTTCAGCCTAGCCGTTAACCGCAACTTCAAGGACTCTAACGGTGAACGTGAAACAGATTTTATCAATTGCGTTATCTGGCGCCAGCAAGCTGAGAATTTGGCTAACTGGGCTAAAAAAGGCGCATTGATTGGCATTACTGGACGCATTCAGACCCGTAGCTACGAGAATCAACAAGGTCAACGTGTATATGTGACCGAAGTTGTCGCTGAGAGCTTCCAAATGTTGGAAAGCCGTGCAGCGCGTGAAGGTGGAAATGCTAATGGTGGTTACAACCAACAACCACAACAGCAAGCACCAAACAATTCAAGAGGTGGCGCTCCATTCGGTAATTCAAACCCTATGGATATCCAAGAATCAGATTTGCCATTCTAGGTGAGCTTATGAAGATGATTTTAAACATCGAGCCAAAGCCCCAAACAAGGCCACGATTCAGCAAATTCGGTACTTATGAAGACCCAAAGATGAAAGCGTGGAGGCGTCAATGCTCACAACTTATTGAGCAAGAATATGATGGGCAATTCTTTGACGGCCCTATCTCGGTTGATGTCACCTTTTACATGAAAGCTCCATTGAATATTTCAAAAAAGCCCACGCCAAAAGCGAGAGCTAAAACATGGGACAAGTTTAAGCGGTTTATGGCCGAAAAGCTTTGGCATGCAAAAACTCCAGACGTTGATAATCTGGTTAAATCACTATTTGACAGCATCTCAAAAGCCGGATACAACAAAGTGGACAAGAAAGGTATCGTCTGGACGGATGACAGTATTGTCTGCGATTTAAGAGCTCGCAAGAAGTACAGTCCTAATCCACGCATTGAGTTTGAAATTAAGGAGCTCGAATGAATAGCAAATACAAGGATAAGTTGGTTGGTGTGTATGCACCCGGCAATTATGACCATACCAGTGTGTTAGGTCAGACGCAAGAATTTTCGAGATGGTTCTGGGAGAATCGTAAGGATATGGAGCTTATCAGCGTTAAGTTAGGTATCAATACCAAGAAGTTAAATCGTATCTTAACGCTGGAGCAGTTACCGGATGAAGAATTACTAACGAGGATGATGGAATTATGCAAGTAAAAGAGTATGCGCTATATAAGGGCGAGGAATTACTGGCAATGGGAACTAAGCGTGAAATAGCTGAACAACTTGGTGTGTCAGCTAGCACCGTTGGTTACTATGGCACGCCGGTATACGCTCGTAGAACCAGTGAAAACGGAAGGAGATTAGTAAAGCTATGAAATATAAAGTAATCGTATATTACGACAACATGGAAGACAGCGAGCATATTTTTAGCAACAAGAACGACGCTATCAACGAATTGCACCGCTTGCGAGGTGTGAAATATCGCAATGCAAGAAAATATAAGGTGGAAATGGTGGAGGTACAGTAATGGCTAAATTTATTAGAGTTACAAACGTCAATCAAGGGTGTGATATAGACACGATTTTAAACGTCGATGATATCGGTCACATCTCTATTGGTCCTAATATTATTTTTTGTAAAACACCGTTCGCAGACGGGACAAATCGAATTTATGTAAGGTCCAAAGAGATTGAGAAGTTAGAAAAGATGTTGCTGGGAGAAGGAAAATGATGATTAGAACGAAGTGGTTAGATGTTAAATATGGATTCACCGATTACAAAGACATCGACGAATTGATTAATGAGTTTATCGAAGAGAATCCACAAATTAAAATCATTGATATCAAATATCAGTCGAATATTTCAAGCGTGGCCGACAGCGGTGTTAGTGCTACATATTGCCATACATCAGCATTAATCGTTTACAAGGAGTTGAATTAAATGACTAGACAAGAAGCAATCGAGAAATTATCAACAATCGGACATATTTCTGTATCGTATGCAGAAGACCTATATGATTCGTTCTTTAAAAAACCAGTGGTGCCACAGTACGTGGCGGATTGGTATGAGGGGCATAAGGATGAGTTTGAGATAAATCTGTATCGAGAGGTCTGCCGATCTGAAGAAAATTACGAGCGTGGCGGTTTGACTGACTTTCAAAAATGGCTGATTAGTGGCAAAGTAAGCCCGTTTAGTGTCCTCGTAAACATGCATCAATTTGGCTACGAGGTCGATAAAGAGGCTAAATATACGGTTAAAATTAAAGGTCGTTTAGGGCAATATCTAGGCAAATATTACTTAAACAACGAGGAATTAACGCCACAGTTTACAAGGACTCAATATAGTGAGGGTGGAAGTTTTACGAGAACAGAGCTAGAAGCGAACGGCTTTGGCTGGGTTTTCTCTTGTGAAGGAGTAGAGGTTAAAGAAGTTGAATGAAGAATGGAAAACGATTTTAGAAGCACCGGATTATGAAGTGTCTGAAAATGGCGAATTTAGGAATAAGTTAACTAAAAAGAATGTAAGGTCAAGAATTGTGAAACGTCATGGGTATGTGCTAATAAATCTTCAAGTTGGGACAAAGGGGAAAAGGAAACAAAAAACATTTAGAGCTCATAGATTAGTTGCTAAGGCCTTTATACCGAATCCAGGCAATTTACCTCAAGTAGATCATATTAATGGAATCTAAAAAATATTTTTTTGAAACACGACGAGAAGCAAGTGCGTTTTTTGGGAAAAGTCCCTCGTGGGCGACAACTTTAATAAAAACTGGAATCGGCAGCAAGGGGAGATATTATGGATATGATGTTCAATAAGTGGGTATTCGACTGCCCGGGCGTGGAAGTGAAAGAGGTGGAGTGGTGAGCAAGAGAGTGCAGGCTACAATTTCCAGTGATCTATTCACACACATCTTAGCTTTGAAAAAGTACGGAAATTACAAAAGTCTTTCAGCTCTAGTGGAAGAATCACTTGAACAGACAATATCTGAATACAGCAAATTTCAAAGTTTTAGAGATTATCAAGACATGAGGACGCACGATGAACAAGCTTAGATATCTACGAGAACAGAATTGCGTATGAAGAAATTAAAAACAGGAAGGGAAAGATGATTAATGGAACTTTCGTCAAAGAAGAAGACCTCTAAAAAGTGGTACACGGATAGTTTGACTATTTCAAGCGCTATCTTAGTCGTCAGTCTGGTCGTTAACATGCTGTCAGTATATTATGTTCTGACAGTGCCACGCAGAGTTGAAACAATGACTATCCATCGTGTAGATAATGCTGGTTCTGAAATGCACGGCAAAGTTACTGGAAAAGAGAAAATTAATGATCTCTACACTATTGATTGTGGAGCTTACGGTAAATTCCTTGTCAGCAAGGAACAGTATGACAGCGTAAATGTTGGGGATGATATTCCCAGCTATTTAAGAGGGAGAGGTCAATGAACAAGCGGCAGCGAAAAAAAGCAGTAATGAAAAACGTCTCAAAACTCTATGATGTGGTTTTTGAACGCGGACGTTTTAGAAAAGATATGGCTATTGTCTGCGGGATGGACCCGCTGTTCAGACGGACACTGTCGACAGTTATAGTCAAACAAGGCCGATATGAGTGGAGTTCTGGAGAACTTATAGAAATCTCGTTAGAGGGATATGTCACAGATCACAAAGTGATAGAGAGGTGGCACCCATGAACGTGAAGTACAAATATTCCGGACTGACCAAAGAACTTCATCAGAGGTTAGTCAGTGAGCATGCAGCTCTTAAAGAGGCACATCCGAGAGATTATAAGCAGTTTTTCCAAAAGGTGAGACAGTGCGACGATTTACAAGCCCGTCTTGCTTATCAAGCATTTAACAATGTAGTCGTTGAGCGTTGGAAAATGACTCCCAACACTGCAGAAAAGCTAAAAGGAATTATTTCTGATGAATTATTCAACGACCTTCAAGATTATCTGGCCAAGAATTACACAAGAGGCAAGGTCACTCGACCAATCGTAGATACCACTAATGCGGGATTGCCAGAGGAATTGTTTAAGCAATTTCAAGGTGAAGTGAAAGAACTACGCAACCTTCATAAGAACAGCATGGCTAAATACATCATGGACGTTAAAGGCTGCGATAAGAAAGAAGCTAATAGAATCAAAGACTCAATCAATCGATGCTATGTCGAGTGTATCGTTCTAACGCCACTCAAGGTCATTCAAATGGAAGGGCTATTTTCCAGAGACCTATTCAGCAAGATTGCCAAATATGTCTTAAATAATTACGAATGGCCTGAAAAACTAGACGATGAAATTGATCGTATTGTTCTCAAATATCGCACTAAAGGCGAATTAGGTCGTAAGAAACCCAGCGTTAAACATGCTCTATACACGGCATTGGCAATGGGTTTGTAGCCAGAACGGTTCAGATGGTTCGATTCCGTCACTGGCTGTTAGTCTGTCACACTATCCAAGAGACACTTTTTCAACATCGAGCAAGCTGACAGACCTTGCTCAACAAACCCAGTAAATAAATAATTAGAATCGAGGAATCCTTTTTGATTTCTTTTCACCCTAGTCTCTGCATTACTGGTGGCAAGACTAAATCTAACGCATGGGAGGTGATAACTTAATCCTTCTTTATTCTTGTAAACAAAAAAGACCCAGACTAATGCCCAGGACTGTTCAAACGCTATTAATAATATTATACCATAAAGGAATGTAATTTATGAGAACAGTGGAACGGCTGCAAAAGATTAAGGCATTAGACAGGTACATTGACAGTCAGACAGAACAGATTAAACGCTTAGAATCTCAAGCTCTTAAAGTTACGGCTGGTGCTATGCAAGCTGACATGGTACAAGGCGGGAAACGCAAGGGCAAGGATGATGTCTATGTGGAACTTATGACGGAACGGGAGGAAATGAAACGTTTCCTTGTCGAAGCTATTAAGCAAAAGCGAGCCTTCCGCCGTCAAATAGCAGAGGTGGGGGATATAGAGGCACGCTCCCTACTCCAGATGGTGTACATAGACCAGCTAGATATCTGGCAGATATGTGACCGCATGGGCTTTAGTAAGGCAACATACTACGTTAAGTTAAGACAAGCTGAGAAGTATTTGGACTAATCTACATCGGTCTATACCAATCTATAGTGCATCATACTATCAACGTGGTAATATAGTATTATCGAATCAGAAGGACACAGGAGTGTTCTTCTTTTGTTTTATCTGATTGAAAGGAGGTACACCCATGCCGATGGTCAGACGATGCAGGGCAGAGGGCTGCCATGCTCTAACAGAGAGACCGTTACATTACTGTAGTAAGCATAGCAGTATGGAAGCAGCATACATAGCAGAGCGAGAGAGATACTCACGCACAAGATACAACAAGCGAGTAAGGAACAGAGATGATGAGAGTAAGGAACGCTACGCATTCTATCGCTCAAAGACTTGGTCATCTATTCGTAAGATTGCGTTAGAACGTGACAACTATCTATGTCAGTATTGTCTTGCCTTGGGTGTGACCACACCAGACGCTCGTATAGGCGACCACGTAACACCCGTCGAAATAGCTCCAGAACTTAGGACGGAAGTTTCCAACGTGGTAGCAACGTGTAGAAGCTGCGATAATACGAAACGTACCTTGGAACAAGAAATCTATGGTACTGGTCAAAATAGAACGAAACAGAACACCGAACTACGACTTTCCGTGGCATCGTGGGCCGATTTAATAGCCCGCAAAAAAGAGGACGTCGTTAAACCCCTCTAATAAGCCCATAGCACGATTTTAGAATAAGGGTGGTATAATAACCCTCGGAACGATTTAAAATTGACCCCCGCCCCCTTCTCGTGCCAAGGAGAGCCACCACAAGGTGTTCTTTTATGTCGCAGACCAATTTTTCAGATTTTTAAAGGATGTCAAAATGAACTAGAAGGAGGTGAGGCGAACTTGGTTAAAAATCCATTTTATAAACAAAATAAAGGGCGTTTACCGAGTGACCCACCAAACTATCTAGGACAGGTAGCTAGGGAGGTTTGGCGCAAAGTCGTTCCGTTTTTAGAAGGAACAGGCAAGGTCGAGCGCATAGATACATTCTTGGTGGAATCCTACTGCACTAACTACGAAATTTACAAGCTGGCTTATGAAGATATCAAGCTAAACGGCATCCAGCAGGAAATCAAAAAGCTTGTACAGGCGCAGGGAAGCGGTGAGATTTTAGGCGAGCAGTCGCTTGGCTTTAAAAAGAATCCAGCGGTTGCAACGATGAAGGATGCAACAACTACGCTGAATCAGATAGCCATGCAACTAGGTCTTACGCCGAAAGGTCGGGCAGAGTTGCTGACGATTGCTGATAGTAGCAAACCAGAGAAATCAACTACTGAAATGATGCAGGAATTTTTAAATAATTAAAAAGATGAGGAATTTATTTCCCCATCTCTTTTATTTTTTTATTAGAAAGGGGGTGATTTTAAAAGTGGAAACTAAACAAATAACGAATAAAACAATAACAAAGATATATCAAGACAGCGACTTTTCGGAAGTTAGAGAAAAATATCAAGACCCAGGGACTAAATACGCTTTTGAGGTGATGAATGGGAAAACACAAGCTGGTTACATGATGCAACTTGCTTGCTTACGGCATTTGCGGGATTTAAGACATCAAGGGAAGCCTGATTTTCCTTACCACTATGATTTAGCTGAAGCCGGCAAGGTCTTGAAGTTCGCTAAAATCTGTCCCAATGTGGATACTGGTGAGCCTACAGCACTTATGGGGTGGCAAGAATTTTTACTTAGTCAATCTTTTGGCTGGCGCAATGAAACGGGTGGCAAACGTTTTTCACAGGTCATTGTATCTGTTGGTCGTAGTCAAGGGAAAACATACATACAAGCTATTTCTATGTGCTTCTCATTCCTTTTTGAAAGCCTCGGACTGTCTAACCAAGACTATTTGGTAAGCTCAATCAACTTTAAGCAGACCATGAAGCTCATGGGCTATATTAAGAATATGCTTAAACAGATAATCACCAAAGAACCTTTTAAGTCTCTAGCTGAAGAGTTGGACTTATCTATCCAGTCAGAACAAGTCATTATGAGAACGAATAACAACGTTTTAAGGGCTATATCTTCCGAAAGCGGTAACTATGATGGATTCCACTTTACTTGACCAATGCGATTATGGATGAGTCGGGTGATTTGAAAGACCGAACGAGCATTTCTAAAATCGTTTCTGGGCAGGTTAAAATTCCAAACCGACAATTTATTCAAATTTCCACTGCCTATCCAAACCCCACTTCGCCATTAAGACACGATGAACGGATGATGCAAGGGATTATGGAGCGTGACGACAGGGCTGGTGATACTCAATTGTGCCTCGTTTGGTCGCAGGATAGCATAGATGAGATTTATATGCCTGAAACATGGAGCAAGTCGAACCCCTTATTAGACCTTGAAAGCGAACACGATACGCTTTTAAAAGGTCTTATGGATAAGAGAGACGCTGACCTTTTATCTGGAAATATCAACGATTTTATAATCAAGAATATGAACCTTTGGGGCGAACAAGATGAAAACAGCTTCTTAAAGCTGGAAGACATCGAGCGCTCGGTCATTTCTGATTTTGATATACGTGGCAGACGTGCTTATGTTGGGCTTGATGCCTCAATGTTTAGCGACAACACCGCAATTGGCTTTGTCTATCCTTATCTAGGGGCAGACGGTAGCCAAAAATGGCATATAGAACAGCATAGTTTCATTCCGTGGCAACAAGCAGGCTCACTTGAAGCCAAAGAAAAACAAGATGGCGTCAATTATCGTGAGCTTGAGAAAAAAGGTTTTTGTACAATTACAAGCCATCCACAAGGACTAATCAATCCAGAGGAAGTGTACCGTTGGTTTTGTGAGTATGTGGAAGATAATCAGCTTGATGTGGTTTTCTTTGGCTACGATGCGATGGGAGTCTCTAAGATTATCAAGGCTTTGGAATCTAACACTAGTTTCCCACTCATGCCGATTAGACAGCGGACAAGCGAACTAAAAGATCCAACAAAATTCCTTCAAACGCTATTTATCGAAGGCAATATCACTCGCCTTGATGATGAGATTATGCGAAAAGCCTTGATAAATGCGGTGATTAAAGAGGATAACATCGGTATTCAAGTCGATAAAATGAAATCGACCTATAAAATCGACGTTGTGGACGCTCTTATCGACGCATTTTATGATGGTATGTATGCGTTTGAAGACTACGCTATTACTAACAACCCAACGTGGAAGGTCGAACACATGAGTCAAGAGGCCGTTTTAAATTGGCTGAAAAACCCAGATAGTGGGCTATTAGAGGAGTATTAATACATGATTTTGAAGTTTTTTAAGGCAATTTGGGCTATTTTTGACATTCTTATGTTCATTTTAGCTGCGATTTCGCTAAATTTAACGACTTACAACCTCGGATATGTATGGTTTGGCATTAGCATGACCATTACATTCGTACTAGCAGGGTTGATTAGTGAGCTAGCCGCTAAAAAAGGCTAGAAAGGAGGTGATAATAATTGCCGATATTTAATTTAGCAACCGAAAGCCCACCGAGCAACCAAGGGGGCTTTTTTGATATCACTGATCCAGAGTTTTTAGCTACCTTGAATGGTAGTGAGTGGGTATCAGCCGAAACCGCTCTAAAAAACTCGGACCTATTCTCTATTATCAGTCAGTTATCTAACGACCTTGCGACTGCTAAGCTAACGACTAGCCGAAAACAAATGCAAGGTATCGTGGATAACCCGTCTAACAACGCAAATCGCTTTAACTTTTACCAATCTATCTTTGCTCAAATGCTATTGGGCGGAGAAGCCTTTGCATATCGATGGCGTAATGATAACGGGCGTGATATGAAGTGGGAGTATTTAAGACCATCTCAAGTCTCTTTCAACCGATTGGATAATCAGAATGGACTTTATTACAACATCACGTTTGATGATCCACGCATTCCGCCTAAACAGCACGTACCACAAAGCGACATCTTACACTTCAGACTGCTATCTGTAGATGGTGGTTTGACAAGCGTAAGCCCGTTGATGGCTCTAGGTAGAGAATTGGATATTCAAAAAGCTAGTGATAAGCTAACGCTTAACTCACTTAAGAATGCCCTAAACGCCAATGGTATTTTAAAAATTAAAGGCGGTGGCTTGCTCGATTTCAAGACTAAGGTCTCACGCTCACGACAAGCGATGAAGCAAATGCAAGGCGGTCCGTTGGTACTGGATGATTTAGAGGATTTCACACCTCTTGAAATCAAGTCCAACGTGGCCCAACTACTTAAGCAAGCGGACTGGACGACCGGACAATTTGCAAAGGTCTACGGTATCCCAGAGAACGTTGTCGGTGGGCAAGGTGACCAACAATCATCACTAGAAATGAGCTCAAATGTGTACTCTAAAGCAGTCGCACGCTACTTAAGACCGTTTCTTAGTGAATTGTCTCAAAAACTTTCATGCGATGTGGATGCGGATATTTTCCCAGCGGTTGACCCGACTGGTGCTAATTATATCAGCCGTATCAATAGCATGGTTAAAAGTGGCACGCTCGCACAGAATCAAGGCTTGTATATTTTGCAACAAGCTGAAATTCTACCTAAAGAGTTGCCAGAGGGTAAAAACCCTAACCGAACCACATTGAAAGGAGGTGAGATAAATGGGCAAGATTGACATTAAAGGCGATATTGTAAGTGATGATGCTGGTGCTTTCTACGAATACTTTGGCATGTCTAGTACCTATCCGAAACTGGTACAAGATGCCATTGCTAACGATGAAGACGAAGAAATAACGCTTAATATAGCGTCTAATGGTGGTGATGTGTTTGCAGCTAGCGAAATCTATACAATGCTTAAGGCGAGTGGCAAGCGTATTGTGGTTAACGTGCAAGGGCTTGCTGCTAGTGCTGCAAGCGTCATTTCTATGGCTGGTGATACCGTGCGTATCAGTCCAACGGCACATATCATGATTCACAAGGCATCCACTGGCATTGTCGGTAATAGCGACGACCTAGAGCATCAATCAGCGGTACTTAATAGCATTGATGAATCCATTGCTTTGGCTTATGAAATGAAAACCGGCCTTAAACAACCAGAGCTTTTAGACCTCATGGCTAAAGAAACATGGCTTAATGCTAAAACTGCCGTTGATAAAGGCTTTGCGGATGAAATTATGTTCTTCGACAACGATGAAGAAGAAATCATGGTTACGAATGCCGTACATCAACTACCAAGCAAATCAGCAATCACTAAATTTAAGAATATGATTGCGACACCTAAGACCAATTCATTGCGTGAGCAGAAATTGGCTGTTTTACTTGAAAAATGAAAGGAAGATGATTGATGAAAACATCAAATGAATTGCATGACCTTTGGGTTGCACAAGGCGACAAGGTCGAAAACTTGAATGAAAAACTTAACGTAGCTATGCTTGATGATTCAGTTACTGCTGAAGGATTGCAAGCTATCAAAAACGAACGTGACACTGCTAAAATGAAACGTGACATGTTCAAAGAACAGTACACTGAAGCTCGTGCTAGCGAAGTAGCTAACATGTCAGAGGAAGAAAAACAACCATTGACTAAGACTGAAGAAGAAGCCAAAGACGCTTTTATTACAGACTTCAAAAACCTTGTTCGTGGTCGTTACCAAAACTTGCTTGATTCTAAAACAGACGCTTCTGGCTCAGACGCTGGCTTGACTATCCCACAAGATATTCGTACAGCTATCAATACTTTGGTTCGTCAATACGACTCATTGCAAGAATACGTTAACGTTGAAAACGTAACTACTCTTACTGGTTCTCGTGTTTACGAAAAATGGGCTGAAATCACTGGCCTTTCTAAAATCGATGATGAAGCTGGACAAATTGGTGCTAATGATGACCCTAAATTGTCTCTTATCCGCTACACTATCAAACGCTATGCTGGTATTTCTACAGTAACTAACAGCTTGCTTGCTGATTCTGCTGAAAACATCCTTGCATGGTTGTCTGGTTGGATTGCGAAAAAAGTCGTAGTAACACGAAACAAAGCTATCTTGGATGTGATTGCTACACTTCCAACTAAACCAACATTGGCTAAATGGGATGACATCATTGATCTTGAGGCTAAAGTTGACCCAGCGATTAAGCAAACTTCATTCTTCTTGACTAACACTTCTGGATTCACTGCCCTTAAGAAAGTTAAGAATGCTATGGGTGACTACCTCATGGAGCGTGACGTTAAATCACCTACTGGATACTCAATCGATGGTTTTGCAGTTAAAGAAGTTTCTGACCGCTGGCTTGCTAATGGCACTGGTGGAGCTATGCCATTGTACTTTGGCGATTTGAAACAAGCGGTAACACTCTTTGACCGCCAACACTTGTCACTACTTTCAACAAATATCGGTGGTGGTGCGTTTGAAACTGATACGACTAAAGTGCGCGTTATTGACCGTTTCGACGTTGTTAAAACTGATGAAGAAGCGTTTGTGCCAGCGTCATTCAAAGCCATTGCTGACCAAAAGGCTAATCTTACAGCGGGAGCTTAATTTAGGAGGTAAGTAATGAGTGTATCTAAGGAAACTATCATGCAGACCCTCAATCTGGATGAGACAGACGACACTGCACTCATTCCAGCTTACATTGAATCGGCTCAACAGTACATTATCAATGCAGTCGGTAATGACCCGAAATTCTACGACCTTGACAGTGTGGAATCTTTGTTTGACACGGCTGTAATAGCCCTCACAAGTTCGTATTTCACTTATAGAGTCGCTTTGACTGACACAGTGACTTATCCGATTAATCTCACTTTAAATAGCATAATCGGGCAATTAAGGGGCTTATACGCAACGTACAGTGAAGAAAGAGGTGACTAATGCCTAAAGTTAGATATTTACCCTCAGACTTTCGTTTCAAAGCTGATTTTGGTACATACCAAAGCACCCCTAATAAGTTTACGGGTGTAAGCGTGCCGAAATTCGTGAAACAGTTTACATTGCACTACAAGCCCCACACTCGCACACTCAATCAAGAGTATTTAGCCCAGCAAAATGGCGAAAGCGATACACGAGTTATTGTCATTCGCCATAATGCCAAAGTGATTGAAGGTCAAGTGGCCGTCCTAAACGGCACTCAGTATGATATTGTGCGTGTCAGTCCCAACGAAAACTTTGGGCTTAACCGCTACGACTTTCTGACACTTAGAAAGCATAAGAAAGTTGGGTGATAGCTTATGGTAGGGCTTGATAAAGCACTAGAGGGCTGGCTTGAAACGGTGGCCAGTATTGGCGATATCACACCAACGGAACAAGCTAAAATTACAACCGCTGGTGCGAAAGTGTTTCAAAAAGAGTTGGAAGAAGTGACTCGTGAGAAACACTACTCAAACAAAAAAGATTTGAAGTATGGACACATGGCTGACGGTTTATCTGTCCAATCAACGAATGCGGACGGCAGAAAGAACGGTGTGGCAACCGTAGGCTGGAAAAATAATTACCACGCTCAAAATGCCAGACGATTAAATGACGGCACTAAGAAATACCGTGCTGATCATTTCGTTACCAATGTCCAAAACGATAGCAACGTTCAAAAGAAAGTGCTATTAGCAGAAAAAGCGGAGTATGAAAAACTCATTCGCAAGAAAGGAGGAAAGTGATTAAGTGATAGCAACCGTAAAACTAAAAGAGCTCATTGACGGCAAAGAATTTGGTGAAATAAGCGAAGTATATGCAAACAACTTGCCTAAAGAGCTCGAAGAAAACACCGATAAGACAATTGTGTTACTCACCGAAAGCAATCCATCCCTTGACTTAAGCGGAAACAATACCTTTTTCAGTAAAACAGATAGAGTAGAAGTCCAGATTTTCTACAAGGCTGATATCGACTTTGATATCGAAGCCTTTGAAATGGAACTATTGAAGTTCTTAAAATCAGAACACTACTCAATTACAGATATGAGAGAACATAGCATAGACCCCGATACATTACAGATTACGGCGGTCTTTTTTGTTGCCCTCGACAGATTAATTTAACAAAGGAGTAATTACTATATGGCAATTGTAGGTTTGAAAATGGTCCGCCTTGCTTTGGTTGACCCTAAAACCCAAAAACTAATTAAAGGTGCTGACGGCCTTTCAACAGACGGTGTAATCGAAGTTGATTCTAAGATGCTTGGTACTCGTACCGCTAACATTTCTAACCTGGAAGGTCAAGCGACTAAAGTACCTGGGAACAACTCAGTACAAGACGTAATGATTGCACCGGGTTCACCAACAGTCGCATTCGACTTCAACAACCTTGACTTTGAGATCAAACAAAAAATGCTTGGTTTCAAAGCAGACGGCAAGGGTGGTTACGTGATGGACGGTGAAAAGCCACACACAGCGGTATTGATTGAATCTGAAACACTTGACCGCAAACACTCAGTTTTCTTTGGTTTCGCTAACGGCATTATGCAAGAATCAACTCAAAACGTTGCAACAGATACTGATACTGCCCAAACTCGCCAAGACGACAATATGACATTTAACGCATTGTCAGCCATCTCGTTCAACGGTGAACCTTACAAGAAATACTATTCTGGAGCATCTACTTTCGACAAAGCTAACATGTTCAAAGAAGTATTCGGTGGATATGTTCTCACTGGTACACCAGTAGTCGGTGGATAATCTAAATAATTCGCAAGAGGTCGGGCTCATGGCCTGACCTCTATTTTTGTTAAAGGAGTAAAGATAAATGGAAATCAAAACTATTCAAATCCCAGAAATCAGTAAAAAAGCCTTCAAAGTGACTACAAGCAACCGTAACGTTTTGCGTATGCACGAGTATCAACTTGCCGTGTTGAAACTCAGTGACACTATGGAAGATAGCGATACACAAGAGCAAGCACAAGCAAGCTATACTGTGCTCAAGGAAATGCTCAGCTTTATCCGTGCTATTCTCGACTTGGATGATGAAGCCTATGATAAATTGCTTGATTTGGATAACGTCCGCACACAAGAAATCTCTGAAAAATTGGTGGGCTACATGTACGGATTGACAGACGAACAACTCGAAAATGCTGCTGGTGACATTGACCCAAAAGACTAAAATCTAAAGGCGAACAGATTTTTGATTTAGAAAATCGCATTGAAGATTTAAAAATCATTGCTAAAAAATCAATCCAAGGTTTTGGGTGGACACTAGATCAGTATTACGACACTGACTATTATGAGCTAATGAAAATCTTAAATGCCAAAGAGGAAGAAGATAGGATGGTTGACCCAACATCTTTACTCTAATTTTTAAGGAAAGGAGGAAAAATAATACATGGCAAAAGTACAAGCTACCATGTCCACGGAAATCGCCTTAGACACGCTTCAAGCGGCTAACTCGATTAAGCGGTTAACTCAGTTAGTCAATAGTTCTACGAACGCATGGAAGGCACAAGAGAGCCAAATGCGTAGTGCTGGGGACTATCTGGGAGCAGCACAAGCTAAGTACGATGGTTTGGGCAATGCTATCCAAAACCAACAGCACAAGATTGAGAAACTGAAACAAGAGCAGTCTCAACTTAAGGGTAGTACCGCTGAAACCGCTGAACAGTACCTTAAATACCAACAACAGATTGACCAAGCTACTACCCGCTTGGCATCGTTGGAAAACCAACAAAGGCAAGCTAAGAACAGTCTGGACTATCATAGGTCTGGGCTTGCTGAATTGCAAAGAGAGTACAAGCTACAAAACGAAACTTCCGACGCTTATATCAAGCGTTTGAAAGCGGAAGGTAAGGAAGATGAAGCTAGACAAGAGCAACTCAAGCAATACAAAGGTTCGATTACTAACTTAAATAAGCAGTATGAGAAACAGAAAGAAATGCTTGAGCGTGTCGCTCGCCAATCTGGTAAAACCTCTGAAGAATACCTCGTTCAGCGTAGACGCTTGGATGAAACAGCTACTAGTTTGGCTCACGCTCGTAATGCTGCTGATAGATTGAATGATGAGATTGAACAAAGTCAACGCTCTAGCACGTTCATTGGACGCTTAAAGGATAGCTTTAAACGCTTAGGAAGTGAAGTCAGTGAGACTGAAACGAAAACCTCACGCTTAAAAGGTATCTTTGGGGCTACGTTTGCCGCTAATTTGATTAGTAACGGTTTCCAAAACGCATTGGGAGCTATTAAGGGCAAGTTTGACGAAATCGCCCAATCAAGTGCCGAATACGTTAAATACCAACAAACCATGAATGCCACTTGGTTAACACTTACCGGCAACGCCGAAGAAGGTAAGAAGATGGTCGATATGACCAATCAAATGGCGCAAGCTGCGGCTAACTCGACCGAAATGGTTGACGGCATGAATCAAAAATTCTATGCCGTTACCCACAATACCGAGTTGACCAAGCAACAAACGCAAGCCATCTTGACCTTGCAAGACGCTTTTGGTCAAACGGATGCAGCCGTTGAGAATTTCGCTACTCAATGGGCGCAAATGATTGCCAATGGTAAGGTCCAAGGGCAAGACATGATGTCTATCATCAATGTCTTTCCTGAAATGAAAAACCAACTTAAAGAAGTGGCAGCACAAGAACTTGGCATTGCAGACATGACCGCCGATAAATATGCGGAACTTCAAAAAGACGGTAAGATCACCGCAGAGATGGCGCAAAAAGCCTTGTTTGAGTTGCAAGACAAGTACAAGGATGCGACGGCTAACTTCTCAACCACTATCGGTGGTCTTGAAAGAACAATCCAATCCCGTATGCCTGCAGTAGTCGCTGCATTCCGTGACCCAATCGATAAAATGAAAAACCCATTCTTACAACAGATTGGTAATTGGGTTGCTGACCCTAACACTGAAACCAAGTTTAAAGATTTAGGGGAACACGTTTCCAAAGGTCTAGGGACTATCATGGATGCTTTTTCTAAAGTCTTTAATCTAGGAAACGGAACTGATAAGCTCAACGGCTTCATGGACGGTCTTAATAAGGTCGTTGATAACGTTAGTAAAACCATTGCTAACAATGCCCCTAAAATTGTAGCTTTCTTCAAAGAAGTTAAAGACAGTCTAGGTTCGGTCTTAAGTATCGGCAAAGACTTTGCTAGTGGCGTTTGGGAAACCGCAGTGGGCATGATTAAAGGTGTCGCTGGGGCGCTCGACCTCATGACTGGTAACGGTAAGAAAGCTAAAACACCAGTAACATCACTGTCCAAGGCTTTGGGTGGTATCGCCGAACATAAGACGGCTATTAAAACAGTCGGTTCTTTGTTTGCTGCTTACTTCGTGGGTTCTAAAGTAGTTTCAGGAGTGATGAAAGTTGCCAAAGCTATTGAAGTGATGAAAAATTCAACGATAGCTATGACTGTCGCTCAAAAAGCTATGGCTGCTGCTCAAAAAGTTGCGACTGGTGTTCAATGGGCATTGAACGTAGCAATGAAAGCGAATCCCATTGGTTTAATCGTGGTTGCAGTAACAGCGGCTATCACAGCCTTGGTGTTGCTTTACAAACACAACAAGAAGTTCAAAGAGTTTGTAGATAATATGTTTAAGGCTGCCAAGAAAGCCTTTGAAAAAATCTTCAAAGTGACAAAAGAAATCTTTGGTAAAATCATTGATTTCTTCAAAAAGGATTGGAAACAAGTCCTTTTATTTATTGCCAATCCTATCGCTGGAGCTTTTGCTCTGATCTACAAGCACAATAAGAAGTTTAAGAAGTTTGTCGATAACACAGTGGACCATGTCAAAGATATGGCTAAAGGCGTTGAAAAACACATGAGCTCCCTTAAGAAAGACTGGGGCGAAAAGTGGGACAATGTCAAGAAATTCGCATCTAAAACATGGGAGAACATCAAGGGCAATGCTAGTGAAGCGATGATTGCTCTTGGTAAGGATATTGACAAAAACCATAAGGGTATCAATAAGAACTGGTTTGACGGTTGGGAAAACTCTAAGAAATTCCTATCTAAAAAATGGGATGAAATCGGAGCGTTAACGCAAGAAAAATTTGGTGTTAATATTACCAAACTGATTACCGACGCATTGACCAATATCGCTAAGTTCTTCAAAGATACATGGGATAACGTGAAAAAAGGCTTTGGCGAAATGTGGGACGGCATGAAGAAACTTGCTGGTGACGGTATTAATGCTGTCATCGCACTGCCTAATGCTGGTATTGATGGTATTAACAAACTGATTTCTGATTTCGGAGGTAGTAAAGAGGCTATCTCTAAAATTCCGAAAGTTAAGTTTGCTGGCGGTACTGGTATGTTTAGCTCATACCGTAACCCAATCACCAAGCCTACGTTAGCTACTCTTAATGATGGCTACGATAGCCCAGAGACCAACAACCAAGAAATGGTAATCTTGCCTAACGGCAAGTCATTCTTGCCACAAGGCAGAAACGTTGAGTATCTCTTGCCGGCTGGTTCGGAAGTCATCAATGCTAGTGAACTGGCCATGCTTATGGGCGTTGAACGTGGAGCGTTTGCCAAAGGTACTGGTTTCTGGTCTAAAATCTGGGATACGGCTACAAACGTGGCTGGCTCAGTTTGGGACACAATGAAAAACGGTGTCGATAAATTCATGAAAATGATTGAGTTTGTCACCGATGTCGTTAAAGACCCAGTCGGATCATTGGCTAAAAAATTCAGTCCTAATGCTGATAAGTTAGCTGGTATGTTTAACCCACTTGGTAACGCATTGTATAAGAAACCAGTCGAAGAAGCCAAAAACTGGTGGAAAGAACTTTGGTCTATGGCCAATGCCTCAATGGATGAAGGCACGGTGGCTATGGGTGCCAAAGGTGATGACTACCGCTTCAAAGACAAAGCTAAAGACGCTGGTGCTGACCCGTGGGGTTATTTCTATCGTGAATGTGTATCCTTCGTTGCCAGCCGTTTGGCTAACCTTGGTATTAAGCCTAGTTTGTTTAGTCACCTTGGTAATGGTAATCAATGGATATCTGCCAGCGTGCCACACTTAAGTAGACCTAAACCGGGTACGGTAGCGGTCTACACTGGTGGTCCTGTTTCAAGCAACCACGTTGACTTTGTCACAGCCGTTCATGGTGATACCTACGACGGTGAAGAGTATAATTACGGTGGCAATGGTCAGTATCACCAATATGCCGGACGACATATTTCGAACGCTGCGACCTTCCTTGATTTCGGTGTCCGAGACAGTGGAAGCAGTGGTGAAGATAATAGTAAACCACTTAAAGACCGCAACAGTCCACTTCAAACGTTGATTAAACGTCAAGTCGGTGGCATGTTCGACTGGATTAAGAAAACCCTTGGTCCGTTGCTCAGTCCAGCCGGTGGTGGTGAAGATGGACCTCAAGGTACGGGTGTTTCAAGATGGCGTGAATCTGTTGTTCGTGCCTTGAAAGCAAATGGAATCGAGCCGAACGACTTCCGTGTTTCTAAAATTTTGGCGACTATCCAGCGTGAATCTGGTGGTAACCCTAATGTTCAAAATAACTGGGATAGTAACGCCAGAGCTGGGACACCATCTATTGGTTTGATGCAGACTATTCAACCAACGTTTGACGCATATAAACACGCTGGTCACAATAACATCCGTAATGGTTATGATAACTTGCTTGCTGCGATTAACTACATCAAGCACCGTTATGGTACATCGGATGCAGCCTTTAACCGTGTCGCAGCCTATGGCTACGCTAACGGTGGTCTAGTCCACAAGAACGGTGTTTACGAATTAGCTGAAGGCGATATGCCAGAGTATGTTATTCCAACAGATATCGCCAAACGTGGCAGGGCGTGGCAACTGCTTACTGAAGCAGTGGCTCGTTTCGCTGGTGATGCCCCACAAGGCAACCACGATAACGCTTCAGACCGTGAGCGTGTTTCTGTCCTCGAAGATAAGTTGGATGTCATGATTGGTTTGCTAAGTCAATTAGTAACCAATGGCTCTAACCCAATCGAGATCAGAAACGTTATCGATGGAAGAAGTGTATCAAACGGGTTAGCACCCTTTATGACAAAAGCAACAAACGATTACGAACGCAGACAAGCGTTGTTAGGAGGTAGCATTATTTGATAGGAATGTCAGTAACTTATGACGGTAAAAACTTAACCGAACTATTCAATGAGGGGCAAGGGCGTACCGTTCCAGTAGATGTCACGAAAAACGTGGCATCTAACTTTAACAATAACTATCAAGACCAAGGGCGTAGACGCTACGGCCAGCAATTCCTATATAGCACCTTGTCAGTTAAGCAAATTCAAGTATCGTTTACCTTGGTAGGAAACTACGACTACTTTAATACCATTGCTGAAACGCTAGGTGGATACCTTAATGTTGATAAACCGAAACCATTAATTTTCGGTGATGAGCCTAACAAGGTTTGGGAAGCTATTCCGTCTGGTCAAGCGTCGCTTACCGTGGATAAGAACACGGCACCGATTACCGCAACGGTAACGGTCACATTCGATGTGCCGAAAAGCTACGGTGAGAACAAGGCACAAGCCTTGGTAAGTAGCGACGGTGAAACCAAGGACGGCAGTATTAAGAAAGTCTCTACTGGTCACTACAAGGCTACGTTGAAGAACTTTGGTACGGCTGAAACTTACCCAGATATTAAGCTGAAATTTAACTCAGATAATGGCTGGGTTGGGATTGTGAAGTCTTCTAGCGAAAGCTATGAGATTGGAAACCCTAATGAAGCCAATACCCGTACAGCTAAACAATCTGAAATTCTGTTCGACTATGTTTCTAATAACTGGATCACCAACGGTTTTGCGGTTGGTGCGAAAAATCAAGGGCGTTTTAATGATGATAGTCACTCACTCAATGGCACTCTTGCTATCGAAAACAATTGGGGCAGACCACACATTGCCTTAACAAACACTGGTGGTGGGGATAAATACCTACGAGGTAGTTCGTTAACATGGGAGATTCCGGCAGATAGTAATGGTCAAAAAGGCTCGTTGTATGAATATTTTTGGTGGAGACAAATATTGTGGCTGGGTGCTGCAAATCAATTCGGTTTCATCAAAATATCTGTAACAGACGCAAACGGTGTATTTCTCTACGGTGTAGAAACTTACAAACACACTAATGGTTTTGACTGCCATTATAATTTCCTAGCAGGAGATGGCAAAGGTGGTTATAAAGTCCTCGATAGAAAACATTTCTACGGGACACACGTTTCAACTGCTAACCCATTCAATGAACCACAAGGTTGGTCGGATGTTCAACGCTTTGATGATGTTCTTCAATTTTACTGGCAAGGGTCTTATCCTAAGTTCACCGTGCCAGAGATTAAAGGGAAAAAATCAGCTAAAATCCATATTGGTATTTTCGGCATCAAAGATTGGCCGTTGATCACACACTTGTATCTGGATAGTTTTGTTTACGCAAAGCATCACGTAGAGAAGGAAGAAGATATTCCTAATCGTTTCCGTAAGGGTTCTATCCTTGAAATCGACATGGCCAAAGGTAAAACATTAGTTGATAACTTGCCAGCGTCTAATGAGTTAACTTATTTATCCGAGCCATTTAGCATCGGCACTGGTGAAACTGAAATCGACATCTACACATCAAGTTGGGTAAGAACTGACCCAACTATTGAAATTACTTGGAAGGAGCGTTATGTTTAATGCAAATTTGGATTCATGACAAGAACATGCGGAAAGTGTGCGCGTTGAATAATAACGTTCCTGGCATGTTGTCATACTCAAACAGTCAATGGCACACTTATCTTGAATACGCAACTAGTACATTCGATTTCATAATTCCTAAAATTGTAGACGGGAAGCTACACGACGATGTAAAATATATCAATGATGATATGCTTGTTTCGTTTTACTACGATAACACTTACCGTGTTTTTTATGTGTCGCAACTTGTTGAAAACGATGATAATTTCCAAGTAACATGTAACAACACTAACCTTGAGTTAGCTCAAGAGGGTGCTATTCCTTATAAGAGCGAAAACGCCCAAACGATAGCATGGTATCTTAACGATATGGGCTATCTCGGTTTTGCAAACATGGAGATTGGGGTTAATGAAGTTTCAGACAAAACACGAAAAGTTGAATTTGAAGCACAAGATACACGATTAGCACAGTTACGAAGCTTGATGACTAAATTTGATGCTGAAATGGCATTTCGAACCGAGTTAAACAGAGATGGTACTTTGAAACGATTCATCATTGATATCTACCAGCAACCAGACGAAAATCATCACGGCATTGGTAAAGTTAGGGGAGATGTAGTCCTCTACTTCCAAAATGAATTGAAAGGTGTGCAAGTCACTAGCGACAAAACGCAACTTTTCAATGCTGGTAATTTTGTTGGGCAAGATGGTGTTAACCTTAACGATGTTGAGTTTGAGGAGAAAAATGAGTTAGGACAAGTAGAGTTTTACTCAAAACGTGGGAATAGCTTAGTGTTTGCCCCGCTGTCTAGGGAACGTTACCCATCTACCATGAATCCGGGCAATGCAGATAACTGGACACGCAAGGACTTCGAGACAGAATACAAGGACGTTAACGCTTTAAAAGGTTACGCCTTGCGTACTATCAAGCAGTACGCTTATCCACTTATGACCTACACCGTCGATATCCAATCCAGTTTCATTGAAAACTACAAGGATATTAACTTAGGTGATACCGTCAAAATTATTAATAATAATTTTAGAGGTGGGTTAGCTCTCGAAGCTCGTGTCACTGAAATGGTTGTTAGTTTCGACATGCCACTTAATAACTCAGTTGTGTTTTCGAATTACCGTAAAATTGTGAACAAGCCATCGTCTGACTTGCAACAACGGATTGATGAAATCGCAGCAAAAGCCTTACCCTACCGTGTCGAGATCACAACCACAAACGGAACGGCATTTAAAAATGGTATTGGTCGCTCGACTGTTCGACCAGTTTTAAAACAAGGCGATAAAACCGTTAACGCAACGTGGCGTTTCGTAATTGACGGTGCTATAAAATACGTGGGGATGACCTACGACATGGTGGCATCACAGATCACCCAACCAACAGCGTTGACGGTTTCAGCATGGGTAGATAATAAAGAAGTAGCTTCGGAAGAAGTTACTTTTTTAAATGTCTCAGACGGTAGAAACGGTGCGAAAGGCGACCCCGGACCTAAAGGGGATAAAGGTGAGCAAGGTCCACAAGGCGTTAAGGGTGAGACTGGTGCGAAAGGTGATAGGGGCGAAAAAGGTGATAGGGGTTTGCAAGGACCACAAGGACTAACCGGTTCTGTCGGCCCTCAAGGCTTGCAAGGCCCGAAGGGTGATCAAGGGATTCCCGGCGTTAAGGGTGCTGATGGTAAAACACAGTACACTCACATTGCCTACGCTGACACCGTTTCTGGTGGTGGATTTAGTCAAACAGACACTAACAAACCATTCATTGGTATGTATCAAAATTTCAATACTGCCGATAGCCGTAATCCGCAAGATTACCGCTGGAGCAAGTGGAAGGGTAGCGATGGCCGGGATGGCATTCCGGGTAAAGCTGGGGCAGATGGAAGAACGCCTTACGTCCACTTTGCCTATGCCGATAGCGCCGATGGTCGAACTGGTTTCAGTCTGACGCAAGACGGCACCAAGCGTTTTCTAGGGATATGTACTAACTTTGATAAAGCAAATAGCACTAATCCAGCTGATTACTCTTGGAATGACACGGCTGGTAGTGTCTCGGTTGGTGGTCGAAATCTTTTAAAAGGCTCGAAAGGACCTTTTAAGCCGGACAGAAAACCAACGAATTTTGATAATAACGTTTTGTACAAAAACGAAACTTCTGTCTATTTAGAGCAGGATCAAAAGTACCTTGTTAGTGCGAAATCGGACGGTAATTTTACTGCTCTGCATAACGCAAATGTCGAGAGTGATAATGCGACACTTTGGTTGATTGATGATAAATACCAAAATTATCAAATTGTATCTGATTTAAAAACAGGAACTACAGGAACGCTGATTACTTGGAACAAACCGACAGGAAACTATCATCTACGTGTCAATACCTATCACAAAACAGCTAGCAAGTCTGTTTGGGAAGTAAAAATCGAAAAAGGAACAGTCAAAACGGACTGGACCCCTGCAATTGAAGATGTACAGGATGACATTGATTCTAAGGCTGACCAAGTTTTGACTCAAGCACAACTCAACAAGCTTAACGAAGTTAATTCTGTGGTACAAGCCGAGCTTGAGGCTAAAGCATCCCTTGACACACTTAATCAGTGGGTCAAAGCCTACCAAGATTTCGTGAATGCAAATAATGCTAATCGGGCACAGGCTGAGAAGAACCTTGTTGATGCCAGTGCTCGTGTAGCGAAGCTAGAGAACAATCTGGATGACATGTCAGAGCGCTGGAACTTCATTGACAGCTACATGACTTCATCAAATGAAGGGCTTGTCATTGGTAAAACAGACAACTCTAGCTCTATGCTGTTCAGTCCAAGCGGTCGCATTTCGATGTTCTCGGCTGGTAACGAAGTGATGTATATTTCACAAGGCGTTATCCACATCGAGAACGGGATCTTCTCGAAAACCATTCAGATTGGTCGCTATCGAGAAGAGCAAGATTTCATCAATCCCGACAGGAATGTCATTAGATATGTAGGAGGTAGTTAATCATGGTAGAATTTTGGTCAAATAATGACCGTGGATATCGGATTAGGCTGTGGATTGACCAAGTTGGACAGAATATCCAAAACAACACAAGCGATGTCCGTATTCGGTTGGCATTGCTTAATCAAGGGTGGACATTTGCAAGTTATCAATGTTCTGGGTACGTCGATGGTTTTGGGCAACGAATCGACTACTCTGGTAGTCCAGCGATGCTTAACCGAAATTCAGAGATACAGTTGATTGACCGCACAATTACTGTCCGCCATGCTGACGATGGGTCTGGTGCCTTCGGTGTGCGTGCGCATTTCAACGGATCGGGTGGATACAGCCCAGGAAATCTAGATATTGGTAATCAAGACATAACACTGACAACTATTCCAAGGGGAAGTTCGGTTAGCGTTTCGGAAGGATTTATTGGCAATCAAGTAGATATCACTATTGACAGGAAATTAGCTGGTGCTACGCACACGCTACGCTATGCGTGGGGCAACAAGCAAGGTAAAATTGCTGATAATGTTGGGACATCGTTTAAGTGGACAATCCCAGCGGATTTCGCAAACAACATACCGGATGCTACAACTGGCCGAGGTACTATATATGTTGATACTTATGTAGACGGCAAATTGATTCAGACGCAATCAGCAACACTAACAGCAAGCGTTGTTACAGACAACATGAAACCCTCATTCACTGGGTTTACCTTGACAGATACAAATCCAACGACTCAAAGGATAATTCCAGAGCCAACACACTTCGTGTCCATAATGTCACTTGTGAAGGTCGTTTTCAACGGGGCGCAAGCAAAGAATGGAGCTACGATAGCTGGGTACTACGCTGAAATTGTTGGTGCTAGCAATTCTGTTTCAACGAACGGTGGGGTGTTCCGTGAGGTCGCTGTAAATAAAGACACTCAAATGACCTTGAGGGGGAGAGTTCAAGATTCTCGTGGGATTTGGTCTGATTGGAAAGAGGTCAAAATAACATTTTTATTCTATTTCAGCCCAACACTAAAATTTGAGGTTACCAGAAGTGGCTCGAAGTCAGATACACTAACCATTAAGCGGTTTGCTAAAATAGCGCCGTTGAGCGTCAGCGGTGTTCAAAAAAACACCATGAAGCTGACATTTACAACAACAAAAGTTGGAACAAACAATGTTGTAGCAGATAACGGGCAGGCTGGCGGTGAATGGTCAAGCATTTCTGAGTTCAAGGCTTCTAATGCCAACTTGGGCAAGGAATACCCTGCGGATACTTCGTTCATAGTCACAGGGAAACTAGAGGATAGATTTTCGGTCTCGGAATTTCAAACTACAGTGCCTACCGATAAAATTATTATGTCCTACGATCAACAGGGCGTTGGTATTGGTAAATATCGGGAAAATGGAGCACTCGATGTCAATGGATTGATTTATTCAGGTTCAAAGCCAATTCAGCACCACCAGCTTACAGAAGTTCAAGGTGCTGCGATTATCGAATACAACAACACGAACCTTGATGATTACAGAACAACAGGTTTCTTCTCGGTAATGAGCACGATGAAGAACTATCCTATCAACAAGCCTAAACCTACAGAACAAGTAGGGTTCTTAGAAATAATAGAAGGACTGGGTGGTATTCACCAATCGTTGACAACAAGTTCTGGTAGGTTCTTCAAACGCACTCTAACGCAGGACACAGTTGGAAATTGGGTTGAGTTTGTGCAAACCAACCAACCCGTTGTTAAAAAAGAAATCCCGATAGGATATGGTGTCAAAGCTAATGTGGTTCGGAAAGGGGACGTAGTAACCTTAAGTTTAATCAGAGGCACCTATTCTGTCGTCGAAGGTGAATACAAGGATTTGGGCGAGAAAATTCCAAACGGGTTCAAGCCTTGTGTGCAAACGCATTTGGTTGCTAACAAGAACAATTTAAACAAACACAAAGAATGCGCAGTGTGGCATTTTGAATCTAATGGAAATATATTTTTTTCAAACCCAAGTTTTGGAGATGCAGTCTACACAGGGACAGTCACTTACATAACCGAAGACGAATACCCAGCAGTCGAAGAATAAAAGAAAGGAAAATAATATCATGTCACTTAAAATTACAAAACAACGCACAATCAATGCAGAATTCAACGTTGAAGAAGAAGGAACAACAGTTCTAGTTAAACAGACATACATCAGCATTGACGAGAATGCGGTATCTAGCGTCCAAGAAAATCTTCTTAACGCCGAGCTCTACGCTAAGCACCGTCAAGAAATGCGTACAGACGAACGTGCATTGCGTGACTTGCGTTATAAAGTAGAGGATGAAATTTTGGCGGATACTACACAGGCGTAAAGCGTTTAAAAATGGGGGTTAAATAAATGTTTTAAGGAGCATTAAATGCACAAACCAGATGGCATCTTTGGCGTGTTTGAAGTCGTCAAAGATTTCTATGAGCATGGCATAGACGAACACCTCTGGGTGTTCCTACTCATGCTTGTTATCGTTGCTGATATCGTATTGGGCGTTTCAAGGTCATGGGCTTTTCATGAATTTTCGAGCCGTAGGTTTCGAAAAGGACTGGTTAGCCACACGGCTATGTTGATTATCGTAATGGTATCCTATCCGTTTATGGTTTTCATGAATCTAGGCGGTGCTATGGATGCTTTTATTTTCGCCATGCTATCAGCGTACGGGGCTAGTATTTTGGCTAGCTTATCGGCTCTAGGGGTTGAAATTCCCTTCATTGACAGATTTGTCAAGAAAAATATTGATAAGGATAAATTTAATCTTACCGAGGAGGAAGAAGACAATGATTAATTTTAAACTACGTTTGCAAAACAAAGCTACTTTGGTAGCTCTTATCTCAGCAATCTTTTTGATGTTGCAACAATTCGGACTTGAGATTCCACACAATATCCAAGAGGGTGTTAATACTTTCGTTGTGATCTTGGTAATTTTGGGTATCGTTACAGACCCAACGACTAAGGGTCTTGGAGATAGCGAACAAGCGTTGGGCTACCACGAACCAAAACAAGATTAACTGAACAAAGGAGACATTAACAATGAGTAAAATTGAGTCAAGTATTGCACGTATGCACCATCTACAATCAATCCCAGTACATTACGACATGGGTGACCGTTACGGAAACGACGCCGACGGCGACGGACGCATCGAATTTGACTGCTCATCAGCGGTAAGCTATGCGCTCGAAATCAACTTAAATAACAACACAGAATCACTTCAACAAGCACTTCCAGCTATTGGTTATGCGAAGATTTACGATGCTGTAGATGGCACATTTGATGGGCAACGTGGAGATGTCGTTATTTGGGCACCTCGTGATGGTTCAAGCTCGCTCGGTGCGTTTGGCCACGTATTGATTATGACTAGTGATAGCACGGCTATCCACTGCAACTACGGCATGGACGGAGTGACTGAAAATGATTATAATTACATTTGGGATCTAAACGGTCGCCCTCGTGAAATTGTCTTCCGTGAGAGTGGAACACCTCTTCCAGCACCAGCCCAAAGCGAATTTGAGCGTGAACTAGATGTTAATACCCGTTTAGAGAAATCAGACAAGCCTTATTATGAAGGCACTCTTACCACTGACTACTACGTTGAAGCTGGTCCTCGCATCGATAGCCAAGACAAGGAATTTCTCCCAGCAGGCACACGAGTCCGTGTTTATGAGAAACTAAACGGCTGGTCTCGAATCAACCATCCAGATAGCGCTCAATGGGTTGAAGACCAGTACTTGGACGATTGCACAGATATGTAAATAATAGACCACGAAAACTAAAAAAAGAAAAGGAGTATATCACCTCCCCTCAGACCACAGTAGGGATAACATGGTGGTAGTGGTCGAGCCTCAGCGCTTGCTGGGGCTTTTTTTATTTGGTATAATATAAGTCCATCATAGGCAAAGAGCTACGAGGTTATCTCATAGCTCTTTTTTATTTGTGATTTTCATAGATAAGTGATACTATAGTCATGAAATACTTGGCGTCATTTCGATAAATTTCTTGAACTGTCCCGGCTTTATGCCGGGCTTTTTTATTTTGCAAAAAAACTTAAATTTCTTTATCAAAAGTGTTGACAATATATAGTATATGTACTATAATGTAAATGAAGATAAGGAAAGGGAGAACGAAAGAAGTTCTCAAGGTAAAATAAAATGGCACTAACACAAACACAAATCAACGAACTTGTTGCTGAGTATAAAAAATACTACGACGGAGAAGAAGAAGTTACTGAAGAAAAAGTTCTCGAAGATTTGGAAGGATACATGAAAGACTTCACAGATTACGAAAGCATCGAGGATGCTCCTTTTGAAGAATTAATCGACTTCATTGGATAATTCAAAGGAGTAGCACAATGGACGCACAAGCAAAAGCGACAAAAAAATGGAACTCGCAGAACAGAGAGCATCGTAATTACTTATCAAAGCGTTCGTCCGCTCGTAGCTTCATTAGAAATCACGCTACGGGTTCGGATTTGAACGAACTAGAGGAACTTATCGCAGAAAGAAGGGACGCACTCATGACTGATACTGAAAGAGAAATCAAAGAGCTTATCCAAGATGTGTATGCAGACGAATTGAAAGAGCAATCTTGGGAAGAAGTGGCAGACATGCTCGACTTTTGGCGGGACAAAGACGGCTACTTGCTGATTGAAGGCCGTGGCATGAAGCCTATTGACGGTGTGGACTATGTGGGTTATGCCGACAATGGTGTAATCTGGGAACGATAAAAGACTAGGGTTATCCTAGCCTTTTTGTGTATCCTTGATATAACATTAGACATTTAATCTAAATAGAGGTACACTATAGATAGTCATTTTTATTTGTTTCTAGTCGTTTGGTTTTATTCTGTTATCAAACGACTTTTTTTGCCCCAAATTTTGCCCCAAAACTTTTAAAAAAGATGGAAATAAATAAAAATAAAAACTATAAAAACCTAGTAAAATCAAGTCTTCATAGTTTTCATTTATTTTTATATTTTATATCTTTTCGTTGGCAGGGGACATTTTTAAGTCTTTAACCATGCGGGTTTAAGCTATTCTGCCCCAAATCTGCCCCAAATTTGTTTTATCTTTTCATCGTTTCGTGATTTCTGCTCTTGTAATTGGTGGGCATAGACTTCCAGTGTGATGTTTAGATTCTCATGCCCTAAAACTTGCGACACAGAAATCAAGTCGATATCGTGGGCTATCAGATAGCTAGCGTAAGTGTGCCTTAATGAGTGGACACGTACTTCACGCCCAACAATTTTACGCAAGGTCTTATTAACTGCATTGTTGGATAGTGAGGGTAGTAGTCTACCGTCTTCAGTAGGTGGCAGTTGGTCAATAAAATTTATAAATTCATCATCAAGCGGTATCTCTCGGATACTGCTTTTTGTTTTTGTCGGTAAGAAACCAGTATTATTCTTATAGTCCCACGTTTTATTGACCGACAACATGCCAGTATCTCGGTTGACATCATCCACTGTTAAACCTAGACACTCAGCGAATCGGATACCAGTTTTAGCGATAATATAGAGTGCTGCATAAGACGCATATTCTGGATGCTTGCTTGTCTCGTAGATCAATCGCTCGTATTCTTCGACCTCTAGGAATTTCGTTTCAATATCACGGCCTTTGTTCTTTGCATTGATTTTGGCAAACTTGCAAAAGTTACGCTTGATGTATCCTTCATGCACTGCCATTTCAACGCACGATTTTACATGCACATTAAAACGCTCGACAGTATCTTGAGCGTGAGTTTTAGCGTAGCTATTCAGCACACGCTGGTATTGTGTGGCAGTAACAGATTTCAGTTTCTTATCACCAAAGAATAATTCTATCTTACGTTGGGTGTTGATATATGCCTTATAAGTTACCAGTGATACCGTAGGTTTCTTATAAACCTCGCACCACTGCTTGAAATAAGCGTAAAGAGTGATATCTTCATCAACATTGATAGTCTCTTGTAATTTTAATTCCATCTCAGCAGCAGCCTTGATAGCTTCAGATTTAGTACGGAAACCACCTTTTTCTTTCCGTTTATATTTTCCAAGGCGGTCTTTAAAACTTATCCGATATTCCCAGCCGTTTTCTCGTTTTCTGTATGATGCCATTGTTTAGTCCTCTTTTATGGTATAATAAAAGGGTGGTGGTGAGGGTTTTACTATTTATCTCACACACTCCCTTGATATAGTTTGGCCAGTCGAAAGACTGGTTTTTTTATTTTGTTTTAATCCATAAGCCCTTGTTGTTTAGCCCACTCAACTTGACTGTCATGCCAGTTTTCGCGTGCTTGTTGGTCTGATTGTTCTCTTGCTATTTCAGGAGAATCGGAAGGCACTCCACCATACCCCGGAGTATACCCATATTGTTCAGTTGCTTGGTCTACTTGTGATTGCGTAGGCCCAACGCCATCAATAGGTTTTTCTTGCTGAGGTTGAGAAGCTTCGGTTTGCGTCTGTTCTTGTGATTGTTGCGGTTGTTCTGAACTTGAACTACTAGAAGTTTTTGAAGTTGAAGAAGAACTATGTTTACTTGATTTCGTGGTATGTTTTGTTACTTTAACGGTTTTTGACTGTTTTGTTTCCTTCGGTTCCTTCCCAGACCGTGGCACAAATATTAAGCCAAGACAGAATAAAACTATAATTGTTAAGATATACCATTTGTATTTTTTCAAAAGCTTCATATCAATTCCTCACCATCTTTAAGTATTCGTCTTTTACAAAAGTCTCATCACAAATCGTGGTGAGATTATATTTTTCCATAAAATGGACGTAGTTAAAATCATCTAGGTTTTCATTTTTTAGTAGCTCGTGAATCATAATTCTATTAGCTTGAGCTTCGTATTTCTCACGCAAACGCTCATAGTCTTTAGAGTTGTGCTCTAGGTGGCCCAATTCATGTAAAATGACCTTCAAACGTATTTCTGGGGCTAAATCCTTATTGATATAGACCACCCTGTTTATAGGGTCGATAAAACCGTTTCTAGGCCACTCGTTAGAACTAAACTCACAAAGAGACACGTTGAACTGCTCAAGCAATTCGTTTTCAGTCATAGCACCTCACTGTTCCTTACTGTTCATGTAGCCCGCAATGATGCCCCGGATTGCCCGCTTATCATCATCAGTTAGCGGTTTACCATCGAACATCATGGCGTTGTCAATAATGCTGTCTATGTCATGGGCGTTGGTCTGTTGTTCGGTGGAAACTCCCCAATCTGCGACAGTATCCGGTGATATCCCCAATAAATGACATATCTTAAAAACATTCTCAGCTTTTGCGTTCATGATACCACGTTCCAAAATAGAGCGAACAGTAGTATAAGAGATGCCGCTTTCTGTCGCAAAAGCTCTAACATTTCCATATTTAGCTATAATAAGCTCTTTAATTCTTTCTTCAGCCTGCATTTTTTATAACCCTCATTTTTATTTCTACATATATATTAACACAGAAAATTGTATAGGTAAATAAAAAAAGTAAAAAAAATCGTACTTTTGTGTTGACAGTGTACGAAAATTAGCATATACTTAAATCAAGCTTAAGGAAGGAGGAAGCAAATGAAAAACATCGAAGAAATTCGTAAGAGCAAAGGCGTTACATTAGTAGACATCGCTGACCTGCTACAAGTTGATTACCGCACGGTTCGTAGCAAGATTAACGGTGTTACAGATTTCAGTTTTGGTGAAACAGTAGCTATCAAGAAGGCATTCTTCCCAGAATATGAATTAGAATACCTATTCAGCGAACGTGTCGAAGCCTAAATTTTTTTAACCTAGATATACGAAATTTCGTATAGATTAGAAAGGGAACAAACATGAAACCAAAACGATATCCGTATATTGGACAAAAAAAGCGCCTACCAAAAGTGGTAAACGCTAATAAAGCTTTAGAGATTGTAATGAATACTATTGATTCTTGTGCTCTTGCACATATGAATCATAAGCCTTTAGAATCTCGCAAGTTGTATTGAATGCGATAGCACTTGAAACAGCAACAACTTCGCTATCAAACTCAATACCGTTGTCAGCAAGTGATTTCAAAGCTTCGCTAACAGATTCGTTGATACCGCTTCGAATTTCTGGATACTTAGCTTCTAAGAAATCATCAAATTTTTCAATCATGACTTGTCTCTCCTTTCATCAAAGATAAGTCAATTATATCAAATTCAGAAAGGATACTATGAACGAAATATTAGAACGCATCGCAAAAAGCCTTGAGTCTATCGACGCAGAACTCAAGGCAAGAAACAAAGACCGTGAAATACTTATCAACCAAGCTGAACAGATTGAAAAAACCTGCTTGGAAATCAAAGAAGATCCATTCGGTCTTAATGTTTTAAAGGAAAAAGCATTATCTGATAAAGCTAATTTAGAAAGGAGCAAACATGAAGACACTAAAAAAACTCAAAGAATTCTTTGAGTGGAATTTAGACGGATACGATGTTGCACTTGCAATTATCGGAAGTCTTATAGGGGTATTTCTGGCAACGTTGATTTTTTGGGTTTTATTTAAAAAATAAAAAATTGACAGCTAGTGTGATAGCAGTTGTCACGAAAGCAACGGCTAGCGGAAACCAAAATGAAGTCAACCAAAGATATCTATTATGTTCTTTGTAGGCTTGATAAAAATAAATCCCCTCGTCAGTAACGGCGATGTCATGGACGATGTCTTGAATCACTAACTTGTGGTAAACCAATTCGCCGAGCGGTTCGCCTTGTTCATCTATCAGTTTTTCATACTGTTCAGGTTTAATGCGAGGAGATTCTTGGGATTTTCGGATATCAAGCAATGATTTTAATAATTTTCTAGCTTTTCGTGAAATGATAATCATACAGTACCTCGTTTCTTTTAAAACTATTATATCAAACGGAAAGGAATAGGAATGAACGAAATAGCATTATCGAACAACCTTTCTCAAATTGAATTAGAAATAAGGCACCACCAAAAATTAGCCGGTGAATCAATTTGGGAAATTGGAAGACGGTTGAAGTACGTTAAAGAAAACGACCTAACACACGGACAATTTAGAGAGTGGCATGAAAGTATTGGAATTGATAAAGATTTTGCTTATAAATCAATAAAGATTGCCGACGAGTTGCCAAAAGTCGAAACGTTACGACATTTAGGAACGACCGCTTTACACCTCATCGCAACACTTCCAGAAGAAGAGAAGCAAGAGCAGATTGAAAAGATTGAGCAAGGCGAATCACCAACGGTCAGAGAACTGCAAGAGGTCAAGCGTCGTCTCAAACTCAAAGACCAAGCACTAGAAGCGGTCAAGGGTGAGTTGGAACGTGTCAAACAAACCAAGACCACTGAAAAGGTAATCGAAAAGGAAATCATTCCACAAGATTACCAAGCTACACAAGACCTTAACAAGCAACTACTAGGCAAGAATAAAGACCTAACGGATGAGCTTGATTCAGTCAAACGTAGCTTGCGACTTAAAGAAGCGTCTTATGAAATGCTCGAAAAGGAAACCTCGGAAGCACTAGCCTTGAAAGAATCTATCGAACACTTACGAGCGGACAAAGAGAAGCTAGAAAACAGTGTTTCTAACATCTTTACACTCAGTAACCTAGTGTCAGAATTCGAAGATTTCTTTGATAACAAGATGGCACCACTCAGATTTAAAACGCTTATTCAAGGAATTGGCAAGGATGCCCAGATTGAGAAATTAAGGGACATCCTAACGCTAACTGAAAACTGGTTAGAGGAAATGAATAAAATCGTTCCAGAAAATGGAAGAACGATCATAGAAGGAGAAATCATAAATGAGTAAGAAAAAAGACAAGAAAAAAGAAAATCTGCTCGCTGAAACAGTCGAAATGCAGAAGAAACAAGCGATGAATCTAGTTGCCCAAAGCACCGTTAACCAACAGCTTTTGGAAGAGGTTATCGGAATCAAGGAAGAAATGGACAGAAACGTTAAGAAGACAAATCAAAAGCTCACTGACATTGAGTTGCTTGTCGAAGAAGTTAACAAGAAAGTCCATATCGATGATGGTGAAGCTACTAAAATCAAGAGCATTGTCTTTCAAAAAGCTGGCGTGTTTGCTGATTTCTACTTTGAAGAACAGAAAACACATCCAAGCGATAACTTGTTCGCATCCAAGAAAGGTCAGTTTATCCGCTTGATGTACTCACGTTTGAAGAAAGCTTTCAATGTGACCAAGTACACCAATATCAAACATGTTGACGCTAAAAATGCCGTCAAATTCTTGGAAAATCTATCTTACGACGATTTCACAAAATTTGAAATTCGTGAGACACCAAAACAAAAAGAGATTATCGCTCTTGAGAGGGGTTAACACCATGACAGACCCATTCAAACCACTAGCTGACCAGTTCGATAGCATGCTGACCGCAGTGATAGCAGATAAGACAAAAGCGTTCGATTTAGACGAAACGCTACCCATGATTTTAACTGCTAAACAGTGTCAGTCAATGCTCGGAATTGGCAACTATACCGAATTTTTACGAATAACCAACCTTGACGGTTTTCCAAAAATCGATAAAGGTCGAGGGTCACAAATCAGATACCCACGGGATGCAGTCAGAGATTGGTTTAACAATAACTGGCAAGAAATTGCCTAACATAACACCCTAGCCGTAACAGTGAGCTAGTGAGGGAACGTAAGCAGTACTAAACAAATGACATTATGAATTCTCTCCTAAAAATAAATATATTAATAATCCTCACTAGTTCTCTAGTGCGGTTAGGGAAAGAAAGGAATTAACAATGAAAAAACTACTTAAATGGCTATTTGTAAAAGAAAAACAAGAACCAGAATATTTCTTCGAACCCGTATGGACACCATACGAGGAAAACGAACGCAAATATGAAGCTCGCAAAAAACGTGAGGAATACCTCTTAGCAAAATACGGAAACCGATAATATTACTATCTTTCAGCGTGTAGCCATGGCCCTGCCGTGGAGTGTAACTTATACCTTTCCCCAAAAAAATCTTTACTAAATTACTTTTTTCCTAATTTTCCCATTCACAAGTCTAATAAAAATTAAAACATGACACGGTGGGGCTATGGGTGCACGTTGAGAGCACTAAAAAAGCACAGGTAAGGGCCTGTGCAAGAAAATTATACCAAGGAGATTATACCATGAAAACACAAGTAATTGCAAAACCATCTTTCAAAAACACTAAAGCATACGGTTTGTGCGGCACATTGGCACTTGCTACAGCATTGCTTATCGGTGCTGGATCAGTATCAGCGGACGAAACTGCTCAACCAGTAGTAGATAATCAACCTACTGTATCTAATGTCTATACTGCTGACAACGCTGGCAACGTGACCGTGACACCATCTGAAACAGTGCAACCAGTGGAAACAGCGCCAGTTACCGAAACACCAGTAGCAAGCACACCAACTACTGAAACAGCACCAGTCACTGAACCAGTAGCAGAAACACCTAAACAGCCTACTGAGTTTGTAAAAGAAGGTGACAATATTCAAGTAACAAATCCAGATGTTGCTATCGACCAATCTAATGGAGACGGAAAATATTCAGGCTTCACAGTCGAGTACAAGGATGTGAAATTCCCTGACGATATGGCTATCAACGAAGGCGATAAAGTCACATTCAACTTGCCAAAGGAAATCACTTTCCAAACAAATTATGACTTTGATGTGAAAAACCCAGAGAATAACGTGGTTGGTAAAGCGTCTACGAACGTAGCAACCCAAACAGTTACTACAATCTTCAATGACTACTTCAAAAACCACCCATTGAACAAGCAAATGAGCTTGAAGTTAGATGCTAAGTGGACGGATGCCGTTGAATCAGGTAAGCCTGTGACCGTTAATTTCAACGGTACAGTCGTTACTGCAAACATCGGCAAAGAACAAGAAATCGGCAAGGATGAATTGGTCGCTAAGTGGGGTAGCCAAGACAAGGATGACCCTACTGTGATTGACTGGACTATTCGTGTCAACTATGCACGCCGTGTCCTAAACTATGTGACACTTATCGATACTATGAGCGACAATCAAAAGCTTGTAGACGACTATTTTGTAATGAATTATGTCGATAGCGTTGAACCTTGGACGGATAAAGGGTCAGCAATGGAACTTATCAAGTCAATGGCTAAATCAGACCACGGGTTTGAAATTAAAATGGATCGCCTTGATCGTATGGTTTATATCTGGTACAAAACTAAACTTGTCAATGCGGTTAAAGATTCAACCAACCCAACCAACAAGGTTGAGTTGAAAGCCGAAAATGATGGTGCTACATCTTCTAGCCGTGCCGTCTTGGTCGGTGGTAAAGGTGATGCCAGTGGTGAGAATAAACCCGAACCAACATTCGAGATCCCTCGTGAAGCTCCAAAAGTTGAAATTCCAGAGTTTGAGGGTGGTATCCCCGGCATTCCAGAAGTTAGAGAATTGCCGGAGTATACCGAGCCTATCGGTACGGTTCCAAACGATGCGCCTAAGGTGGAAATCCCAGAATGGAACGGCGGCACAGTGCCAAATGAAGCACCAGTACATGACAAGCCAGAGTTCCAAGGTGGTATTCCGGGCATCCCAGAAGTTCGTGAGAAACCAGAATTTAACGGTGGCATCCCGGGTATTCCAGAAGAACGTGAGCTTCCACCATTCGAGGGTGGAGTGGTTCCAAATGATGCACCTATCTTGGACTTGCCAGAGCTTGAAATTCCAGAGGAACCAACTAAACCTACACCAGAAAAACCTAGCACACCGAAAGAAGCGCCTAGCAAGCCCGTAGACGCTCCGAAAGCGAAAGAGGTAGAAATTACCGAGGTTGTTTATAAAAACGATTCTGAGCCAAAAGAGGCGGTAAATACAGCCGTTTACGGTGGTGTTCTGCCTAACACTGGAGAAAAAGAAGGCGTCGCTAGCACTTTAGGATTGGTAGTGATTGCAGCAGGTATCACTGCTTTAACTCTTGGATTTAAGAAGTACAACGAAGGTGAGGAAGAATAATCATGAAAGAAAATAACAAACAAGTCGTATTTTACAGCGCCGAAAAGGATAGCTTTCTTACGAGCTATAAAGACAAAGGGAACATAGCTTTTACAGCGACTTTTGATTCCCGACTTTGGAAAGCGCTACAGCTACCAATCGAACCATACGAAAAACAAAAAGCTGGCATTGACAAGCTTGCTGAAGTGTTTGGCTGCGAAGTGCTTATCGTAGAAGCCGAATACAACGTATCTAAGCTTGACGGCTCGGGCTTTGAACGCACGGAGCATGAAGAATCCATGAAAGATGGCATCAAAGCATTCCTAGAATCCTTGGCGAACCAATAGAACATGCAGCGGTGGGAGGGTAGGCATTAAAAAAAGCACCCTTGGAAAACTCCAAAAGGTGCAACGTTCATCAAAACGATTTACTTGATTATAACACAAAAGAAAAGGAGGAACAAGTGGCAAATAGAAGGATGTTCAGTAGAGATGTCGTAATGACTGATGATTTTCTTGACTTACCTCCTACAACAAAGGCTTTATACTTCTTCTTAAACCTAGAGGCTGACGATGATGGTTTTGTCGGAAACCCTAAAACTATCATGCGATTGGTTGGCACAACGAAAGAAGACATGAAACTTCTAATCGAGGGCAACTATGTACTGTTGTTTAACAGTGGAGTGGTAGTTATAACAGATTGGACAGAACACAATTCTATTAGGAAGGATAGAAAGAAACCCACTAGATTCGCAGAGGAAATGCAACAAATAGCACTGGTAGAAGGCAATAAATATCAGTGGTTGTCAGATGTGCAACCAACTGACAACCAACTGACAACCAAATGTCAGACAAATGGTTGCATAGGAGAGGATAGGATAGGAGAGGATAGGATAGGAGAGGATAGGATAGGAGAGG